TATCAGCACCATCTGTATACACATAGACTCTCATAAAAGGAGCATACACATCTGTTAAATCAACTAGCGTACTAGCTACTGATAAAGCAGATGTATCTAATGTTGTATTGATATTAGCAGAAGCATTCACCCAATTAGGGAATGCAACTGCTGCTGGAGCTGTTGTATCTCCAGTAGTCAATCCATTAGCAGATGTTTGAATATAAGCATCCAAATCACCATCTGTTGCAGAAACCTCTGTTACTTCAAGTCTAACTGTAACCTTCTTATTTTCCCAAGCAGCTATGTCATTAGGAATTGCAGAGGTAAATGCATACGTTGCAGCAGCACCGCCTGAATCATTAACAACAACTGTTTCTTCAAATAGAACATCCTTACCTTTACTTGTTTTAGTCCAAGCCATAATAATCTCCTACCTTAAGAAAACTTAAGAATTGCATGAGTTTCAGGAACACTAATCTCCAAGCCACACTCAGTGATAACTTGGTCTTGACGACCATCTACACCGTTGTCTTGTACATTAGTTTCAATGAAAGTGTCTCGACTAACACCATTACCCATTAGTGGTCTATAAGCTACGTTCTTCATATCAACAGCAACGCAGTAGTCTTCCCAAGGTCCTCTTAATAAAGGCTCTTGAACAAAGTGTAAATTACCAAATATAGTATTTACCATTGTTACTGTATGCCCGAAAGCACCAGGGATTGTTTCTACGTCTAGTCTATATTGAGATGAACCTATAGAGTTATTTAAAAAGCTACCACTACCTAATTTATTTAGGTAAGTAATAACTTTTCTTGAAGCTAGTACTAGTTTATTACCACTATTACCAGATTCAGGAGCGAAGAAATCTTCCATCGCATCTAAAAATGCATCATAACCAGATGAGCTATAAGACATGTTATAGATTTTACCATATGATTCAGTGTAAGGCAATATACCCCAAGTAGCTCTACAAGGAGCTCCTGCGTTAGATACACCATCAGATGAACTTCTGGCGTCATTAGTACCTCTACCGAACAATAAAGCTTGTTCTATATCCATCTTATGTTCCATAAGTTTATCTTGCCAGATTCTTTGAAACTCATTAGCAATACCTCTATACTCAGTAGCTAAAGCTGTTCCAGAGAATATATTCATACCTGTTTTAAAGATTTGAGTATATCCTTCTCTGTCAAATAACTTATCTTCCCAACCGATAGCAGAATCAGTTCCCTCAGCCCATGCAGAACCAACTACTTGCCCTTTATTACCAGCAGAAAAAGTTGTACCGTTAGGTATAGCTGTTCCTACAACACTAAGCATTTCACCAGAAATATCTGTTGCTAAGCTGCCTGTTTGGTGAGCAATATCAGTTCCATCGTGAGCAGTTGAAGCTGAACTGTTTACAACTGCACTTTGTGATATTTTTACATTGTAAACTACGCCATCGTCTGCTTTAATAGCAAGAACTTGACCAGGTAGAATAAAAGTACATTCATTACCACCTGAAACAATCTTACCATACTCATCATAATTACAAGTAACTTTCAAATCAACTCCTGTACCAAGAACTTCACTAGCTACCATTTCTTCTGCTAGTGTAAATCCAGCACCACTTTTGATTTCAAAATTACGTCTTTGCCACTGATGTCTCTGCTCTAAAAACTTAAATACAGGGTCATTAGTAGCTTTTTTTGCCACCTTCGATAAATATACGAAGAATGGGCTCTGTACTGGAGCTAATTCTGCAACTCTTTCGCCAAAGTTGTATTTACGTCTAGTGTTATCTAGACTTACACCTTGAGCGCCTGAGCCAGCAGCATTACTCCATACTGTTGCGTCTGCCATAGTACTCCATTCTGTTTTTACCCGTCCTCAGCTGTCTATTAGACCTTCGGAGAGGGTTATTAATTAAAATTACTTCCAGGGATTCTTTTGATTAAAGTTCCCTACCATTGTATCCATCATCTTATCTTCAACTGTTCTTCCATCATTATTTGCATTACCAGAAGGCATTACTCCCATAGGAGATGGTACTTGCTGTGCATTTTGAACCTGTTTGAACGTATCACTAGGTTGAGAATTAGTAGGTTGGCCTTGTTGAACAGTGCCACCTTCATTCATCTGATACAACCTTACAAGATTATCGATATTTAAAGACTCTGGCTTAGACATTTTAGCAATAAAATCACTTGCTTGATTAGTATCCATACCATAGTGCCCCATAACATGTTGTTTTATTTCAGCAGTTTGTCTTCTTTCTGCTTGATAAGCTTGATTTCTTTTTATATTTTCAACTCTTTGAGTTTCCATATTGTCAAACTTCTCTTGTAAAACAGCATTGTCATACTGACTTTTTAATCTATCGTACTCAGATATTTCATCTCTCCATGAATCTACTGCATCTAAATATCTAGCGCTTTGACTTGAAGGGTCACTAAAACCTTCTTCTCTGTTAAAGCCTGCAGGTCTTTCTGGTTTAGAAGGTGGTAAAGGAAACTGTTCCTCATTAGATTTTTCTTGAACTTGAGGAGCTACAGGAGGCGCTTGTTGCGTCTTAAGTTGCTCATTCTCAGCTTTAAGTTTATCTGCTTGAGACTGCCAATATTGATAACGTCTTTCGTCATTATTAACATCAGTATTTTGAACTGTTTCTTGAGCAGGTTGTCCAGTTTGTGGAGCTGCTACTTCATTACTACTTTCACTACCATCTGTAAAAGCACTTTCAATATTTGCAGAGCCATCATTAGAGCCAAATACAGCTTCTTCTAAAGAAGCGAATTGTTCCTCTTGTTGAGGGGTATCTGCTTGTATATTATCTTGTGACATTTATTTCTTCTCCTTTTTGCTGCCTCTATTTCCACCAGAAGAGGGTGAGCTTGATTTGTTAATCGAATCTTTTATTTTCGATTTAACAGTGGATAAGCTGTCATCAAGTCGTTTTTCATAAACGCTCCCTGCCGCCTTAGCTTTATTGCTAACTTGGTCGAGCTCGTTTTTAAACTTCTCAACTTCAACTCTTTTCCTAAGGTTGACTGATTCTCTATCTCTAGATTGTAAATCACCTTTAAGTTTTTTAATTTCTTCTTCCATACCCTGAACCATTTGTTGAAGTTTACCAACTTCATCAGTTCTTTCAAGAACTCCTTCCATATCAAATACTTCAGTTTTCTTAAGAACTTCTTTTCTATCAATAAGCCCTTTCTGGTACGCGTCCATGTAGAATTCAAGTTCTGCATATCTATTAGAAGGTAATGTAGAGCCTGATACTACAATTATATCATATTTGCCAACAGTTATATCATTAAAGACTTTTATCTCTCCAGTTTTATCATCAACTAACTTTTGATTTATAACGTATTCTGAAAGAGAGTTATTTGGCTGTATAACTCTAAATATCTTTTCACTTGTATATAATTGTTGCATTAAAGGTATTGCAACTTGACCTAAACGGACAAGTGCTGCTTCTATATCAGCTAACTTTGACTTCATCTTCCTTTGGCCAAATTCATCTAAAGCAATCGTAGCTTTATACGTTTGAGGAGCAGCTGATGAATTACCTTGCATCATTTCATAAACTCCTAATGCATGGTCAATATCATTCTTAGCTGTCTGTTCATTTTGGTATAACTCATTAGGAAGAGGAGTTGGCTGAACAGGCATAGGAGCTCCATCTGTTGGGTCGTAAGGTAAAGCAACTCCAGGTTGAGCCCACTTTTCTTCAAAGTCTTTCATGTCGACACTCCCTTCGGGAACTAATATCTTAGTATTAGTACTTGTCGTAGCATGAGCTATTATCAAAGAACGTGTCTTATTTATATACTCTTGTAAAGGTTTTATTAACCTTACATCAGATACAGGATAAGGTGTTCTGGTATGAATATTCATAGCAGGTATAATAGGATAGTTTTCTAAAGGTAAAATTCTAGAGTATAATAAAGTATCTCCCATTATAACACATTGCTTAATTCTAGACATTGTTACTGAAACTACTTCAATCTGCCCTTGTGCAATTAAATCTGCATTAGTAACTTCTTCATAAGGAACTTCTTCTCTTCCTTTAGCCTTTACTTCTTCTATATCGCTGTTTGAGTAACCTGCTGTTTCCATAGAAAGAACTTGTCTATCATGCAATTTTTTTGCTTGCATACTTAACTGAGATAATAATGCCGCAGCTTTTTCAGCGTTCTTTATAATTTGACCTTTTATAATAAATGCAGATTCTTGTATATATTCTTTAAACTTATCTTCATCGATTAGAATCTCTTTACCAGTAAATTTTTCAAATACTCTATATTCTTTTACATCTAACTTACTGTATCGTTCATATCCTCTAATATAATCTTGGTCATTAACTCTACCAACGTCTTCAGGGAATTGAACTTCACCATCATCTTCTCTAGTAGTAGCTGGAGCATTCCAGTCATTTGAATTGCCAAATGCACCTTTACTTGTAGAGTTTTCAATTTTTTCTTTATACATTGGCCAAAACTTTTTAGCTTGAGATTTTGTAAATAACTTAGATATAATTATATTCTCAGCATCATCAAAGAACCTACTTCTACTATTAGGGTCTACATAAACATCTAGTGGGTCAACATCATGGAAGCATACTTCCCCTTTGCCCATATCTTTTGCAGGGTCTTGGTAACAATGTATATAACCAACTCCCATAACATAGTAATCGTCTACCATTTGTCTAACAGCAGATGTTCCATCAGATATATCATACATATATGCTAGCATATTACTCATTATACCAGCAACTTTATTGTCTGAGTCTTCTCTAGCAGCACATCTAAATGAAGGTCTGTTTGAAGTTAAAAGAGCTTTAGCAGATTCAACTGCTGGATGTACTCTATTTATAACAATAGCTGCTTGTCCCCTAGCTTCAAGAATACGCTTCTGCTCAGAAGTCCACTGCCTACCTAATCTAAATTCTTTGTCTTCTTTTGCGTGTTGAGCCCAAGTGTCTCTTTTTGATGAATACTTGTCAAATATCTCAAGAGTTTCATCTACTATATCTGTTTTATAGGAATTTTCATTATTATTCATCTGTGTAATTTACAACTTATAAAGTTAACCAATCAACCTTTTTCTTAGGTAAGCGCCATTCTTCTTCAGATATTCTTTTAAATTCTTTTATTCTACAAGGCTTATGTCCATCTAAAGCTGTCCAAATTGCATCCATAATATCATCATGTTTCCCCTTCGGATATGATAAAAATTCTCCTTGTGCATGCGTATCTTCTGCTCTAAAATAAAAGCCTCCTTTTGCAAATAAAGGAACTAAAGACAATAATCTTTCTGATTTTGAATTTCTAGGCTTAACCCCTGATTCTAGTCCAGGTATATATAAGCTGTCCTCTCTCATTAATTCTCGAACCCCAGTTCTCAATGCTTCTTGATAACCTACTGTTTCAATCTTAACTCTTCTAGGTTTGTATTTTTTGTAATAATCTATTATTAATCTTGGTTGTTCTGCTGGTGATATTCTTTTTCTATAAATATCTACTACATACTTATTATTATTATTATCGACTGCAATAATAGCGATAACAAAGTAATCAGCCCTAGCAGACAAAGAGCTTGCAGGGTCAACTCCAGCATATAACTCAACAGCTTTTGTTTCTTCATTTTCTAATCCTTTGTTTTTAATTAAAACATTTTGACCTTGAATTCTATCATATTCATAATGATGTATCTTTATCCAATCTGGTTGAAAAGGCGCATCATCTGGAGATTGAGCTATATTCATATACTC